CGTCAATATCACTTGGTAGAGCATCTGCATCGCAAACCTTAACAGGAGTTTCAATTGATGGTAACGCAACAAGTGAGACATTATCTACCGTTACCACTAGGGGGGCTTCTACAAGTAATGCAATAACAATTAACTTTTCAACAGGTGGATTAAATTTAAATAGACCCTCAACATCAAATTATGTTGGTATATACTACCAAACAGGCGCATCTTCCAGATGGTTTATTGGATTAAGAGAAAATTTAACATCAAACAATTATATATGTTATAGTGAATCACTTGGTGCTGATGTGTTGACACTAAACCAAACGACAGGTGTTGCAACATTTGCTTATAATATGACCGCCGCGAACTTTAGCGGAACACATAGTGGTACATCTTCAGGAACAAATACTGGTGATGAAACTTTAGCGAGAGTAAATGCGTTAGCGATAACCACAGTCGGTACAATCACAAGTGGTACATGGAACGGTACCACAATTGCAATTGCTAATGGCGGAACGGGAGCAACAACCGCAGCAACAGCAAGAACAAATTTAGGGTTGGCAATTGGTACTGATGTTTTAGCATATAGAACATTTGGTACAGCGGCAAATAGTGCAACGGGTGATTTTGCACCTGCGGCTGGTAGCACTTCTGTAACAACATTAGGTACCATCTCAACAGGTACATGGAACGGTAGTTCAATTTCAACAACATACACCGCAGCAAAAGTAACGGCAGTTAATCAGGGAACGGGTGTAAGTGTTGATACCACAACAGGTTCGGTAACAGTTTCAATTGGGCAAGCCGTGGCAACATCATCAAATGTAACATTTGCTAGAGTAACAACACCCAGAATTGCATTTGAACGGAATGCAAATACCGCACATGGTCTAAGTTGGTATAGTTTTGGTACATACACGGCTTGGTGTGACTATATGGCTAATGGTGGAGCAACAAGTACGGGACCAACAGGTAATATAACAGCATCAACGGGAACATATGTAACATCATGGGCTCGTCGTTTCTTTGTTGAAGATGCAAATACGTATGGTTGGATATTCGAAAAAGGAGGTACCACAAGTACATCACCAACCGTTGTGGCGGAATTACGTTCATCAGATGGTTTATTTAGTACCGCTGGTGCAATATACTCTGCAGGTAGTTTAGTAAAAACTTCAGCTAACTCATCATATTCAACAACATTCAGTAGTGTATCATCAGTAACAGTTACACATAGTTTAGGAACAAAAGACGTGGCAGTATTTGTTTATGACAGTTCAGATAATATGTTCTGGCCATCATCAATCGTTACAACAAGTACAAGTGTTGTTACAATAACTTTTGCATCTTCTAGGTCAGGTAGGGTTGTAGTTGTAAGATAAAATACGTATATTATAGAATATGTTAAGAGAGAATGTTGAAGTAAGTGGTTCATTAAATGTAAGTGGACAATATATCATACCTAGAGGACCGAGGGCGAATAGACCATCTAGTCCTGATATTGGGTCATTATATTTGGAAGAATCTACTAGTGGTAGTTTTGTGGTTACATATACGGCATCGTCGAATTATGATGGTGGTTGGGAACCAGTTGGTTCACAAAATACAGATAGAACAGGATTCAAGTATAGACAGGTTATTAATTACTCATACTTAGCTGGTGGTTATAAATCCGCATCACCATGGAAGAATGTTCATAGAACAACAAATTCAACAGACCAAACGGTTCACCTAGGTGAACTATTAGATTACCCAGCATCATATACATCTGGTGCTTGCAGTAAAAGTATTTTATTTCTATGGTCAACAAACACAGATGGTACATTTAAAGGAGATAGTACTATTCATTCAACATGGACTAGTGGTGTACACATGGTTAATGAAACCGCATATGCTCACCAATCAAAATGGGATTTAGCAAATGCAAGAGATGACTGCGGTACTTTACATCAAGAAACAGAGTTTGCGTGGATATTCGGTGCTGGTGTGGCTGCTGTTGAGAAATTTAATTTAACAAATGAAACGATGTATAGTGTGTACTATGGTGGACCGTACACTTTAACTGCAATGGAAACATCAATTACAGGTAGTGGTCCTTCTGGTGCATCAGGATTTTCAGATGAGAATTATGGTTATGGATGGACACAACAAAGTGGCACAAAACTATTCTTCGCAAATGATACATTCACAAATAATCAACAGTGGGGTGCGAGCGGTCAACAAAAAGGTATTAGTTCAAAGGTGGGTAAAGGTTATGCGGGAAATGAAGGAACATATAACGGAGGTTATAATTTAAGAAGATGGAATGTTTTTACTGAAACTAATTTAGGTAACGTTTCAAAACCGCACCCTAACTGCGGAGAAGAAAATTTTACATTGGGACAAGATCATCAATATATGTTAGGTTGTTATGACGGTGCACAGGTAAATACTAGTTGGAAATTTGTTTATGCTACCGATAGTGGGACTGTTAATCCGTCTGGTCTACCACCAGGAGTAAATGATGGAACATCATCTGGACATTGTGGATGGAGAACATAAAAATTATATTTATAAGATATGCTACACGAAAATATTGAAATTAGTGGGTCCTTAAAAGCACAAGGTGTAATAAAATCACCAGTTGGGTCACGGGCAAATAGACCAGGTAGTCCACAAACAGGTTCTTTATATTTAGAACAAGCCACTAGTGGTAGTTTTTTAATGGTTTATGTTGGTGTTAGTAACAATGATAGTGGTTGGGTTAGAGTATCGTCACAAGTAAATGCTAATGTTGGATTTAAATTCAGACAGATAATAAGCACATCTTTTCTTGCGGGTGGATACAAAGATTCCTCCCCTTGGAAAAATGTTCACAAAACAATTAACTCTACTGATCAGACAACTCACATTGGAGAATTATTAGATTACCCAGCATCATATACATCAGGGGCTTGTAGCAGATATATCTTTTTTGTTTGGTCTGTTAATACAGATAACGCATTTAAAGGGCCTAGTAGTGTAGATAGTGTTAGAACTTCAGCAATTAACATGGCTAATGATACAAAATATACACATCAAACCAAGTTTAATATTACCACTGCTAGAAGTGATTTAGGAACCATGCATAAAGAGACAGAAGTGGCATATATGTTTACTGGTGGTAGTGCTACCGTCGAAAGATTTGATTTAAGCACGGAAACAATATCAACTGGTTTTCATTTATCAACAATCGATGGTGGCGATGGAGGTTCTGCATTTTCTGATGAAAACTTTGGATATGGTTGGACATCTTCGGCAGGTATTAAAATGAGTTTTGCAACAGAAACAATTGCATCTTCTACACAATGGGGTGCACACTCACAACAAAAAGGAATTAGTTCAAAAGTTGGAAAAGGTTACGCTGGAAATGAAGGTTCTTATAATGGTGGATACAACCTTAGACGATGGAGCAACGCCAATGATACTAACATTGGTAACGTTTCAAAACCGCACCCTAACTGCGGAGAAGAAAATTTCACATTGGGTCAAGACCATCAATATATGTTAGGTAATTATGATGGAGCACAAAATAATACAAGTTGGAAATTTAGCTACACAACAGACACAGGAACAACTAGTGTAAGTGGATTAAACCCCGGTGTAAACGCTGGAACATCATCTGGACATTGTGGATGGAGAGCATAAAAATAATTAAATTATGATATACGAAAATTTAGAAGTTAGTGGTAGTTTAACATCAGATAGGGTGGTTAATAGACCACCTAGAGGTGTTAGAGCAAGCAGACCTGGTTCACCATTATCTGGTTCTTTATATTTGGAAGAATCCACTAGTGGTAGTTTCTTAATGTTATATACTGGAGTATCAAATATTGATAACGGATGGGAGAGAATTGCGGCACAAGAAACCATTCCAATAGCATTTAAATATAGACAAGTTTTATCATATACCTATTTGGCTGGTGGATATAAAGATTCATCACCTTGGAGAAACGTTCATAAAACAACCAACTCAACAAGTCAAACAACTCACGTTGGTGAATTATTAGATTATCCAGTATCTTATACATCGGGAGCATGTAATAAAACAATATTGTTTATTTGGTCAGTAAATGACGATGGAGCATGGAAAGGGCCGGATAGTATTCATGGAACTCGGACATCGGCAATCAATATGTTTAATGATACAAACTATGCTCATCAAGCTAAATTTAACACAGGTATTGCTAGAAGTGACGTTGCAACTATGCAAAAAGAAACGGAGTTTGCCTATTTAATTTCGGGTGGATCAACAACAATTGAAAAATTTAACCTATCTAACGAAAGTTATGTAAGTGGATTTGGTGTAACGTCAATAAGCGGTAACGATGGTGCCGGTGCATTTTATGATGAAAGTTTTGGATATGCGTGGACAACATCTGCGGGTATAAAATTTAATTTTTCAAATGAAACACCAAGTTCCTCAACACAATGGGGCGCACACGCACAACAAAAAGGTGTACCATCTAAAGTCGGTAAGGGATATTGCGGTAACGAGGGATCATATAATGGTGGTTATAACCTAAGAAGGTGGAGTAACTCCACAGATACGAATCTTGGTAACGTAGCTAAACCACACCAAAACTGTGGAGAAGAAAACTTAGCATTAGGACAAGATTGGCAGTATATGTTAGGTAATTACGATGGAACGGGTCAAAATAACACTAGTTGGCAATTAATATATGCAACCGACACTGGATCAAATGCGGTTACCGGATTAGCTCCAGTGGTAAATGCCGGAACATCATCCGGACATTGTGGTTGGAGATAACATTTGACTTTATGAATATTTTTCACTATATTGTATAAAAACAATTAATTATGGAACAAGGTTACAAATACGACAGGTCTAATTTTATCAATAACCCATTTGATGAAAAACTAATGCAAATATCTGAAAGCATGTCATTTGCATTACCGAAATATAAGGCATATAATTTCGTTGGGGGTGCACAAATAACTCCATATGCGAGATTAAAACAATGGTTATTGGAATTAAGAGGTAGAGAAGATGCTGTTGAACATTTGGAATATACAGTAAGAAAGGCCGAACTTGAAATTCAAATGGACGAAGAAAGTAAAGAATTTATTACCGACACCAAAAGAAAAGAAATGGTTGATTTAACCATTGCAGATAAACGTATTGATTTAAGAAAATTTAATAGAAATCTTAAAGATGCGTATAGAGAAAGACAGGGGTTTATTGATTTAATTAAGGAATATTTGGAATCAGATGATGCCACCTTACCCGATGGTACCAAATTAATTGATGTTTTTGGTAATCCAGAATTGGAAGAAAAATATGAGCACGAATATTGGACTGTTCGTATGGCTAAACAAGCAATGTTGGATATGATTTCATATGGTAGAATTGGTACAGGTAACTTAGATTCAATTCTTATGATGGACCCTGAACAACAAAAACAAGTTTTAACTTTGGCTTCAGCATACACGATTTCTATTGATAAAAATATAAATCAATTAATGTCACAAGCTACAACAGATAATTTCTCAATTGAAGAGTCGTTAAAGAATCAATTGAAATTAACAGAACCAAATAAAATAGAAACAGAAAAATTATTATAATGACACATATTCTTTTTAAAGTACAAGGTAATGTTCCAGGTTATATACATGTAGTTGGAATGTATTTAAATTACAATTATGGTAGAATAGCTGATGAGTATAACGACATGAGAGTTGAATTGAATAAACTTGGTGCAATAGTTATACCAGAAGAGGTTGCTAAAGGATTTGTTTTTGCTGACATATATAAAGATTATATTAGTGTTAGAACAAATTCAAATATCATGGATGAAATTCCACAGTTGGCAGAATCCAGTGAAACAGAAGCGGAAAAAGTAAAACATTTTCTTACTGACGAAGACAAAGCGGCCGGCGTCGCATTTAATAAAGCCGCGATGAGAAAAGTAGTTGCAGATAGATTTTCTGAAAGATACAAAGAGCTTATGGTTGATGCTTCTATATTGGAGAAAGACACTTGGGAAGAGCAAAAAAGAGAAGCGTTTGGTTGGACTGCTGATGAAGATTATCAAACACCAATCATTGATATTTTATGTGCTGGTAGAAATATTGAAAAATCAGTATTTGTACAAAAAATCATTGGCTAATCTATTATTAGAGCAACAACTATTAGAAGAAAGAATTAAGGCGTGTGTAAACATCGCAGATTGCCACAGACTTAAGCACGAAAAATTTGGTGTTGCATTGAGCAAACAACAAAGGGAAGATGAAAACATTCCAACAACACCTCTCACATTGAAAATGGATTTTTAATGAATTTAGCTATTAACGGGACGTGCGCAAAAGGTTGTTCATTTTGTTTCACAAAAGAAGACGCAAGACTAAAACACACACTCGGAGAAATGGATATAGAAATGGTTGATAAAATTATCGACCATTATCGTCTAAATAATAACAACGAAGAAATCACGATACTTGGAGGTGAACCAACACAACATTCTAATTTTATTGGAATAATGGATTATATCTTTTCCAGGGGTTATAAAGTAAATCTTGTTAGTAATTTTCTTTTTGGTAAAACAACTAGAGATTATATTGTAGATAATATTAAAAACATTAGATGGACTTTCCCTAACGCCGCAGAACTTAATGAGAAAAACCGAATGGTTGTTTTTAAAAAGAACTATTTGGAAATCTATAAGGCTTATGCTAACACATGGGGATTCGATAACCACCCAAGATTATATTTGGCATTAACAATGTCAAGTGATTGGAAAGATAGAAATTTTTATGATTACATCAAATGGTTATACCACGAGTTAGATGGTAACATAAACGCCATAAGACTAGGTTTAGATCTTAC